TAGGTTGTTTTATCTCTACTAACTTAGAAAAAGCGTTTAAACTTAATTCGTGTTTTTGTAAGTAGTGTCTAATCATTAACCTCGTTAGTTCGTTTGCTTCGCTTAAAACCTTTGCTTGTTGTTTCATAGACTACCTAAAAAATCGTCAAACTCTTTATTGCCATAACTTGGTTTACCGCCTATTGGCTTCGCTTGTTCTTGAACTGGTTTAAAACTTAAACTTTGAAACTTTCCTTTTTGTCCGTCTTTTACCCAACTTGACACATAATATTCTACGCCACCGATTGTAGCTTTACCTTGATAGTGCGGGTGCGTTTCTTTTTCTCTTTTCTCGTTAGTAAATAACGCTCCTGAATTGTCTCTTTTTTCCATTTTTATTTATTTATTATTAATCCAAATTCCATCTTTACCACCGTTCTTTTTTATTTCTTCTTTTGCGTAATTAATGCGGTCTAAAGTCATATCTAAGTCATCGGTTATTATCATTCGTGTAAACCCAAACTCATCTCCTATATCCTTTTTAAATAAAGATGCTTCATAATGAAACCACATTGTTTCGTTTAAAGGTGAAGCACCAATATAATAAACTACGTCATCTTCGCGTTTATATGCTTCGCTTTCTTTTAGCAGCTTATAAATATCTTCTACAAACTTAAAGTAGGATTCGTTGCCTATAATGCTTATAAATTCTTCTTCGTTAATTACTTTCTCCATTTTACTTTGTTTTAATATATAATCGTTTAAATCTTTCAACTGAACAGCAGAACTCTGTTATAGGGTTTGCTTCATATTGCCTTATAGTTTCGTACCAAAGTTTATCTTTTTTAAAATCTTTGATTTGCACTATTTGGTCTCTTGTTACGTTTTGATAGTAACCCATAATTTTTAAATCTTCACTCATAATTCTTGGATTAAATTGTTATAATATTCACGCGCTAACTCTATTCGTTCTTTAATTTGTTCTATTACGTTTTCGTTTTTTGCTATTTTGAATACCTTGACGCGCTTTTCTTTTGGTATATGGTCAAAGTTATGTTTCGAGTGCACAAAGTCTCTTACATCCAAACTTTCATCTATTAATCCTTGCTTCCAGTGTTCACGTCTTACCTCGTCCTCAACTATTTGAAAAGGTGTATTTACTAAGCAGTAACATAATAACGCTTCGTCTTTACCGGTAAGCCACATATAACCTTGCAATTGATAGTAGTAATCTTTGTTCGGGCATTCATTTTCAAAAAATGGAAACGTAGTTGCATCCCAAGAACATTTTACATCCAAAAGAACTTCGTTCGTGTTTACGTCTGGCGTTCCTGTTAAATAATCGTTGGTTAGATTCTCATCATTTTTATAGATGAATCCTAAATCAAGAACATCGTTAACTAATTCAATTCCTTCATCTTCTACTTCGTTACCTTTATCCGTGTATCTACTCCAGAACTCTTTACGGATTCCGTATTTATGTTCGATTGCAAGTTCCTGAATGTAGGTTTTTGTAGTCTTAGATAAAACCTCCCCTTTTGTTTTTGGGGAAGTCATTAATTTTCCTATTTGTGAGCAACGTATTTTCATATCAATAACAATGCTTTTTGTTGAACTTCATTTAATTCAAACTTTGCTTGCAGTTCTTCGGATGTAAATTCTCCTGCTCTTATTGCTTCAATTGCTTTTAAGAATCGTTCACCTTGTATTGTAGGCTTTTTTTCCGTCTTTACGGGTTCTTCTTTTTTATTGTCTTTTGAGTCAGGGTCGCTTTCCGTTTCATCAATTAAGAATAAACCATTCAATGCGTATTTACGTGCGTAGCTTGAAGCTGTGCCAGTGCATTGTTCAGATGACATACCCTTATGTTCGCCAAGTTCTGCCCATCCATAAACTTCTACGATGTCAGTTCCGCATTTTAATGTTGCTGTTGCTTTTAAAAATAGCTTACTACCTACCTCTACAATAGTATCTGAAAGCACTAAAGTAGATTCGTGTTTTACTAAGATAGGCTTTGCTGATTCTAAAATCTGTTCAGCACTACGATACTTGTAATTACCGAACTTATTTAAACTTCCCTTTGGGCATTTTAATTCTGCCTGAATTTCTAATAACTTTTTCATAATATAAATTTTAATTGTTTGACAAATATAACTATATTTTTTAATATAACAATGGAAATAAAAAAAATTATAAAAATTTTCTAAGACCTTGCGCACATCGTTCAATGCTGTTAGCTCTTTCCTGAAGTGACTTTATCTGCTCGGCTATCGTTTCCTTACAATCGCTTGTAAAATATCCGTTAGACGTAGCAATCAGAGGGATAATACCATTTGTACGAATGTAATTAACTATTTTACGCAAACGTACTCCAGTCATTTTAATTTTATAACCTCGTGCTAAAAGATATTCGTTTAATCGGGTTACTATTAATTCAGACTTAATTGGGTTCGCCTTTTTGTAGTTTCTGAATCCGTGTACCACTACAGGTAAAATCTCCATTTCTTCGCTTGTGAGTTCGTGTGTGAACTCTTCGAAATTTGTTACGCTCATTCTATTTTGATTTAAAAGTTTCATTGTAATAATCTTCTGCATAACCATAATCAATGCATCCAATTCCTGACTCGTGTGCCCACATTATCTGCTCTTTTTCTATTTCTTTAGCTTTATATAATTGAGCAATTAAATCGTGAATACACCAATTAGAACACCCTTTTTTTTGTTGTTCAATAAAATATTCAATTAATTCATCTATTGCTGTTTTCATAATTTAAGTTTTAATTGTTGGTTCAAAAGTAATTATTCTTTTTAATATAACTCTAATTGTTTAATCTTTTTTTTATAGATGTTAATTATTTCCTTTAACTCATCCTTTGTGAACTTCCGTGTTTCCTTACTTTCAGCTTCTAATATGTTAAATCTTTCAATGCCTATCTTTGAAATAAGTCGCGTTCTATACTCAAGAAGATTGCCAGACAAAAACTGATTACACGTAATGCAAGAACTATGAACGTTATCTTCATTAAATCGAACGTTGTAATGGTTGTTAGCATTCCAAAAATGCGAAGCGTTTACACGTCCTGTAATTGGTTTATCGCAGCTTATACAAGGTAATCCCTTATCTCGTAGGTTTATCCACTTGTTAAAGACTTGTTGGGTTAATTTAAGGTAATCGCTTAATGTCATTAAATCTAACTTCGCTTTTGCTTTCGTCTTTTTCCAAGTCTTAGATTTTTCAGATTCTACCCAAACACGAACGCACTCATCTTTTAAGCAATATTTCTGAAGAAACTTAACTGGCTCAAATTTCTCTTTACAATTCTTACAACGTGACATCTTTAAAATTTAATTGACTTTGCAAATCTTTATTCTTAAATTTTTCTTCCTGAAGCAATCTTTCAAGTCTAAAGTTTTGCTGTAAAGCAGCTCTATATTCTTTTTCCATCGTTGAATAAACTAAACTAATTTCTTGAAGGTCTGCTAAGGTTCTTTCCATTGAATCGATTATGTCTTTTCGATTAGGGTGGTTCGTCTTTATCTCTTCTAAACTTATTTTAACTTTCAAGAACGTAGTTTGTATTCCTACTTTGCCTGATATAATATTCAATTCGTCCATATTTCCGTGTTTTTGTATGATATACTATTCATTTTATAAACCACAATATCCTGAATCGCATTCATTAAAATCATCGTCAAATAATTCTAATTGCGTTCGATAACTTTTAATTTTTTCGTAAGTTATTCCGCTTTTAAACGTGCATCCGTTTTTCTTTTCCATTTCAATAAACCAATTAAACTGCTTTTCGGCTTTGTTACTCATATGTTTAAGCATTAATTCGCTTCGGTGAAAACAACCTACGCAGTTATTTTGATATGCAAATCTAACAGGTTTATCTTTCCAGTAGTTTTCTATTGTGTCTTTAAATATAGCGTCATTAATTAAAGGGAAAGTAGTCTTTCGGTATGGTAATTCTCGCCATTTATTTCGTCCGTTTTTTTCTCCAACCTTAAATTTAAAACTTTCTATTCCATCAATAGCACGTTCACTCATTGTTTTTGCTCTGCTCATTTCATTTGCTCTAAAACCTATTCGCATTTCTATTGGTAGTTCCGTATTTTCGTAACACCATTGAGCAATTGGTTTAACTTTCATGTCCGTAGTGCAGTAACGTGTCATTAAATTCGGTAAATAATTTCCATGTTTTTTAATTATATCTTCAAACGTGTTTTCGCTTATCCAGACTATTTCTTGACCTATAAACTGCTCTAAATCTAACATCGTGTAAATTATAGTATCTTCTTCTAACGTTCCTATAAACTCTTTTCCGATTTTATCGCTTACGATTTGGCGAATGTTTGAATCGGGAAATAAACACGAAATATCGTTTGTTCTTACAAGTGAAAATATATTATAATCAGCTGGATAATTAGCAGCTATATAACTTGATGTTTTACCACCGCTAAGGCTATTTATTGTTTTCATAATCAAAAAGGATTTTGCTTTAACTTTTCACTAAACGAAAGTAATTCTTTTCCGTTAACTATATCAGGTTCGATTAAAGGAAGTTGTTTAGCCGGAAAACTATTTGAAATTACATTACGTTGTTCACTTGCGTAATATTTCGTGTAATTGTTGTTTTCTGCATCCTGAAAATAATACGTCAATCTATCTTTGTCAAAATACATTTTAATGCTTCCGACTTCGCCTATTGAACGTGGTTTAATTTTGTTAAAGTAAATTGTAACCTCATTGCTTAAAATATCCTCACGATGAACTGTTATCATTGATTTACCAGAGTTAAACCATTCACTACCACCTTTTAAATCGTAAGGGCTTGGAGCAGGTCTTTTCCCATTTTCTTTTTCAGTCAACTTAGGGTGGATAATCGTGTGTAAATGCAAATCGTTTTGTTCTGCAATATGGTTTCTTAATGGTAAAATATATTCTAAATATTGTGCGTAACCTCCGTGTTTTTCGTAATCGTGGCTCATATCCTTCCAGCTATCAATCGAAGCCGTGTGCAATCCTTCATCCGTGTTTTTTAATTCAATAGCCCACTCCCAAAAATCTTTTGGGCTTAGTTTTCCTTTTGTATCTTTACGTGTAACAATATTAAAGTGTCTAAACACCCATTCCATAGCGTGAGTAATTTCAATATCCGTAATTACATTTTCTGCATTTGGATTAAAACTTTTACCAGTCTTTTTATGAATTAAGTCAGCTACAATTTCAACGTTGTTACCTACATCAGGAAAATAAACTAAATGCTTCCATCCATAAAATTTAGAAGTGTTTACTAAAAGTTCCATTAAAACTTGTGTTTTACCGCTCATAGGATAGCCAGTCCAATCGGTGCAATTACCTAAGGTCATCGAGTAATGTTTGTGTAATTGTTCCCAACCTAAAAACATTCCTTTTTTATGGTAGTTATCGCGGTGCTTGTAAATCTTTTCTACAATATCGCCTTGTTCAGTTATCTTAAATCCGTTCATTGCCAAGGTGCTTTAAATTTGTTATCCTCTTTTTGATATTGTTTAGGGTTTCTACTAAACCAAGTTCGTAACCTTTGAGAAATACCGAATGTCTTTTCTTTTTCAAATCTAAGTTTTTTATCATTCTCACCGTGTTCAGTCCAATAAAAATAAAAGTCGTTTAGCATATCCCTACCATACTCATCTAAAAAAGGTTTAAGCGCGTCTGCAAATTTTAATTTGCGTTCTTCTATATTATTCTTTATATTTAATACTTTATTATTTACTGCAATGGACTCTTTAAGGGTATCTTTAAGGGGGTCTTCAAGGGTATCAATGTTAACTTGTTGTTTTTCAATACGTTTCAACGCACCTTGTTTACCAAATTCTTTAGCTTGAATTACGATGTTCATCGTCTTTTTGTAATTATCAAAATATTTTTTTACAATTTTCTTATTAATTGCAACTTCATTACCTTGATAATATTCGGTAACTGCATATAGCCATAAGGAATAATCGGCTATATTATCAAAAAACTCTTTGGCATATTCAAGGTCTTCGATGTTGACCTTTACAAATTCTTTTTTGTTTGTCATGGTTGTTATTTAAAGCATAACCCCCGAACCGATAGCCACAACCACGAGGCATTTCGCATTCAGGGGTTAATAAAAAAGTCTTCTGATTCATGTGGTTGTAATTTCAGATAGGCAAATATAAAAAATTATTCTTTATCTTGTCTAAAATCTTGAAAATATTTTATCAAATTATCTAAATCTCCGTAATCAATAGTCAAATTTATGCCAGTATGAGAAACAATATCAATGCCAATGCCCTCATCGTAGCAGTATATTTCTATTTCATCTCCAGTTGTTGACCATGTTTTATAAACTACTATTGCCATAATTAATCGTTTTCTTCGTTTTTATAAAATTTATTCGATATATTAACACGAACCCTCCATTGCTTTATTTTACGATAGTCAATCTTTTGCTTAGGGTTGTATAGTTTAAACACTTTCATAGTTTTTCTAATTCGTGTTTTACTTCATTCCAAAAATATTGATTATATCCGTCTTTATCTAATATCTCCTCAACCGCAATTATAGCCCATTGTTTTGCTAATTCTTTTGCTTCCGACATTAACGCGAACCCAGTTATAAATTGTTGACCTGCTATTATACTTCTATATTGAATAAACAACTGCTCTGCTTTCTCTTTTGCTGTCATAGCTTTTCTATTTCTGTTATAACTTCTTTTAAAAACTTAATTCGTGTTAATGTAAGCGTTTCTTGTATTCTTTGATGACAAGTAAAGATAGCGCAGTTACGTGCCGTCTTATAGTCTTTAATATGCAGTCCTACATAGAACTTATCTACTAATTCAACAGCGAACTTTTTAGGGTCTTGGTTCATACGTTTGATTTTATAATTATTTCGTTATGATTAATTACTTTAAAGCTACGCATTCTTTCATATTTCTGCATAAACTGGAGATTCATTTTATCGTAAACATCTTCGTGATATTCCTTACCTTGTAAAAGCAATTCCTTTAAACGTTCTATTTGCTGCAATAAGACGGATTCATTTGTCCATTCGAATACTGCTGTAACTTCTTTGCGTTTCATATCCTTATCATATTATTGTTTTCATCAAATCGAACATTATACGCTTTTGCCTGACAAACTCTTAAATAATGCTCCATGTTAAACCTGCCTAAATTCTTTTTCTTTTGGTCGTGCCAATAGTTGATTATTTCAAGAAATGTTGGTTTCGTGTTTTTCTTCGTTCTCATCGCATTAAAATTAAAAGTGAATACAATGCACCAATCGTTACGAGAAGTAGCGGGAAAAAGCCTAAAAAGCACCTTAAAATGTCCTTATGCTCATCGTTCGCTGGTGTAACTTGGTCTAACAAGTCGTAAAAGTGTTTTTTCATAGTTTAAAATTTAATTGTTTGGTACAAATATACTATACTTTTAAATATAATGTTACATTTTTAACAAAATATTTTTTCTATAAACTAAAAAACCCCTACCGAAGTAAGGGTTCTCGTTAACAATTAAAATTATGAAATATGCAAAAATCAGTACAAAGATATTACTTTATTCTACGTAACAAAACTTTTCCTAATATTTTTCCTACTAACTTGAAAAAACCGCCGTTAGCCTCAACTTTCACCTCGGAACCTTCAGCAGTCTTTTCTACTTTAATATCTATGTTTTTAGAATCGTAATCTACTTTAACGTTTCCGTCTTTGCGTTCAACCTTAACATCTACGTTTTCGGTATCTACTTCTACTTTTAAATTTTTCTTTGCCATTATGCTTCGTTTGTTGTTATTACTCCTTTTGGCTCTAAATGCACTTTACGAACGTTTGCCGGTTGTGCTACTTTCCATGCTGTCCTACGTGCTTGATTTAATCTATTTTTAGCAATACGTGAAATGCTAACCGAATTATTTTGATTGCCTCCCAACACGTGAAAATGTGTCACGTCTTCACCTACATATATTCCTACGTGTCCGCCTCCATTTCGTTTAAATGTAAGAACATCACCTAACATAGGCTCCGTTACTTTAGTTCCGTATTTATTCCAGTTTAAAGCCCATAACGGACGTTCTACTACTTCTAATCCTGCAGCATGACAACAATAAGCTACAAAAAGACCGCACCAAGGTATCTCATCATTCGTGTAAACGTTTGATAAACCCAAGTCTTTTGCCCAACCTAATATTATAGGGTTATGTGTTTTACCTACAAACTCTTTAACCCCAAGTTGTTTAACTGCTTGGACTAAGATTTTAGGAGCCGTTTCTTTTTTTAACCAGTCGTAACTCATTTTTTAATTATGTATTTATAATGAAAGTAAGCTGCCCAGCTAAATATCATCGCAAAAGACAAATGAATTAAAAACGTTGCTCTATTTGATTGACTTAAAAAATCATACATCGAACCACTCGCCCCAAGAGCTAAAGCTATTCTTACAAAAAGACGTTCTAAAACATTAACCTTTTCAATCATTCCACCCTCACGATAAACAAAGTAAAGGAAAAAGATTAAACTAACTGAAATAATCAAGTCAGAAATATTATTTATTAGGCTTATTATTTGCATTTTGTGATTTTTCTATAAGATAATTACTCACAAACTCAACCCCTTTAACTCCTAAAAACCCTAAAATAAATGCTACGCTCATTTGGTATTTTTCGTCCATACGTAAAACATCTACTATTATAGGAGTAATATAATTAGCACTTGCAACACCTGTAACTATTGCAAAAAATGTAGTCTTTAAATTGTTTGATTGCTTTTTTCCTATTAGGATTAAACTTCCAAAAAAACCAGCAACACTGATTCCTATGTTAAAACCTATTTCTTGTAATAGCTGTTTCATTTAAATTAATTTTCTATTGGTGGAAATGGTGCAGGCTTAGGCTCAAATGGACTTAATGGAATATCTAATAAATATGCATACTCCGTGTTTGCGATGTCTGCCTCGTCTTGCTCACTTAAAAATAAAAAATACACATCGTTAATATCCTGAACAAAATTAAAGAATGTATCTGCGTCAAAGAATACACCTTGTAAATCCTGAGCTTGTTGGTTTGTTACTATTCTTCCTTCCATTATACTTGTCTTCCTAAAGTTGTTTGATATGTTTGAACTGCTGTATAAAAATTAGCTGCTTCTGCATCGGTTAATCCGTCACCTATTGAATTAAAAGCTATTTCATTACTAAAATAATTAGCATTATTTCTTGATGCACCAATATAGATACTACTTGTATTTAAAGCTGTTGATGAAACACCACTATTAAATATTTGTGTAGTATTTACTCTGTATTTTTTAACGTTAGAAGCTGTTCTTGTAGCTAAATGCAATCCCCTTATATCATAGGTAACAGTTGCAAATGTGCTTGTATTATCGTTTATTCTAACTGAATAATATCCCTGATTTTGTAGCGGCCAGATATACAATCCATTGTCATAACTTCCCGCATTCTCAGAACTTAAAATTGGTGCGTGTGATACTGAGTTAGTCCTTATATATCCAGAGATATGCGTTGAATCCAAACTCAATACGCTTGATGGAACTAATGAAGTATTAGCATAAGCACTTGCCCCGTTTGGAGTCATTCCTGTGCTTGAGTGATTCCAGCCTGTAGTAAAACTTAAATTAAATGTGCCAGGAGTTTTAAGATTCACAGCATGAGAACTCGCAGAACCACCTACTATTGGATAGATTGCTTTAAACTTTGTCCAAATTGAATAACCTTTTAAGTCAAGAACTAACTGATTAATAGCACTTTGTTGTGTAGGGTCTGTAATTGAAGCAGCTGTTATGAATGCTTGTGCATCGGGGTCTACACCTCCTCCACTTGCAGTTCGTGCTAATATTCCATGTGTTGCTAAGAACATACTATTTCCGTAACCATACATAACTAAACCAATACAAGTGCTACACTTCCTGAAGTTAATTGAACACCGCTAAATACAGCGCCTTGCAAACCGCGAATGATAGCACCAGCTTTTACAGCAGTAGCAGTAGCAGCAATATAAGACGATTTAACATCCGAACCACCAACTTTTATAGAACTAAATACCGTATCTTCTAAAACTATGATAGCTTGAGAATTTACCGTCTTTTCAGCCGTGTTATTTACAATAAACGTTCCTGATTGAGCTGCTATTGTATCTATTCTTGTAATTGACATTTTATTATGTTTTTAATTATATTCTATTTTTATAACTTATTGATTCGTGTTTTGTTCTAAGTAGTAATATCTCCTGCTAAATACCATTCATTCGTTCCTCGCTTTATTAATGTAGCTACACCATATTGAGCAGCTATCTTTGTTTTAGAACCACTTGAACGTAATGTTACACCACCTGCTGCCGTAATAGTTGTTTGACCTGCTCCGTATTGAGCTATTAATATTTGTGTTCCTATTGGAAAAGGCACTACAATATTTGTAGGAATCGTCAAAGTATTTGCACCTGCTAAATTCATTTCAACAAGTCTACTTGCGTCCGTTAGGTCAAGAACATAATTAGTAGTCTGAGCATTAAATTTAATTTCTGTTACTACCGTTCCTGTTCCGTTAGGTCGTATAATTACATCTGCATTTGAAGCACTTGTAATAGTATGTCCGTTAACGTCTAAGTTACCGCCTAATTGAGGAGACGTATCTAAACTTACTTCGTTAATTTCTGCACCCGTTACATACTTAGTATCGTAAGTTGTGCCGTTATAATCTGCTATTGGAATTCTATCTGTGCTTTCAACCTTTGCCGCTTTCGCTGTTAGTTGACTTATCTTTACGTCCGCCATTTATTTTGTTTAAATAAATTTGTAATTTTTTAATGTTTTCAGCCTTAGGCTTATACTTCTTTAAATGAACCATCCAAAATAGTTATTTTGTGTATCCGGATACATATCCCCATTTGAATTTAAGTTGTATTCAGGAAACGAAGCTTGATTAAAAGCCATGTAATCAATAAATCTTTCTGTATAGTGTTGAGCAATTGAACGCTCTTTTTCTATTAAAAAGTCTATTTCGTCTTTTTCTACGTTTGTAGAGTTTTCTGAATTATGCTTATAAACGCCCTTATTAGCGATTGTATATGCTGCAAAGGGTAAATATTCAACCATAGCCCAATGTATCAGCATAGGCTTTATATACGTCGTTACAAGCGTTAAATAATCTCCGCTTAAATCATCGTTTACAATATCATCTTTTATTTTGTCTAAAAGACGCGTTCCTAAGTAAGTTTGAATATGAATATCTTGAGCTACTTTAATCCATTGAATAAAGTTATCCGTGTCTACGTTGCCATTCATAGCAGTAAACTTTACAACATCGTCTCTCGTAATTAATAACGCTTCTGCCATCTTTTAATCTTTTGGTAAAAACCCTCTGTTTGGCATATCAATAGGTCTTTGACTTACCAAGTTTGGATTCTTAATTACATAACCTAATTTTTCAGCTTTTCTTGAAGCTACTTGCCTTGCTTTTGGAGAATAAACATCGATACCTACGCCTTCAAAACTTGCATACACTCGTTTGTTCCATCTATGGTGACAATTACCACCGCCTTTATATAACCAAATTGAATAAGTATCTGCACCACGTGGACCCCAACCTGCATTTACAACGTTGTTACCCATTCTTAAAATATCTTCTTTACGATATATTTTATTAGCTTTAATCATTTGACTGCAAAAAGGTCTCGTCTTTTCGGTAGTTTCACCTGCATAAACATAACGAGTAATAAATTTAATACCTTCGATATTTTCGTCTTGCTCACTTTTTGAGTTAGGAAAAGCCGAACCAGTACTAACAAGGTTAACAACCTTAGATAATAAACTTTGTTTTATTTCACCACTTAAAATCTCGTTTTCCTTTTCGTCTGTATCGTAGTCAACTTCAAACTCATCAATAAGTAACCATTCAGAACTTTCGTCTTCGCCTAATTCTATTAAAGGATTTACTGCGCTTAATTCAGTTCCTGTTTCTTCAGCTACTTGTTCTTCGGTTTGTGCGTTCTCTAAGTCCATAAACTCCAAAGGTTGCAAAGTCTTAAAGAATAACTTTAATGTAATTCCGTTATAAGCTAATATTCTATCAAACGCCTCAAGTAACTCATCTTGCATAGGCTTAATAACCATATTGTCAAACAAAATACTTGAGTTTTTAAGCTCATCAGCATTTGAACCAAAGCCAGTTGTTGTAGCAATACCAAATAAAAGCGGGCTTGTTACATTATGTCCTAACATAATCTTACGTAAACACTCATCACTTAAATACGAATAGTGTTCAGGTGCATCGTTTAATGGAATATCGTCTACAGTTGTTTTACTTGTTTCACTTGCATTAAAAGCTACAATAGTTCGTAGTCCTTTAGAACCTGTTAATTGTGCGTTTACTTTGCTTGTAATAATACTTTGTTGTTCTTCTGTAGGAATACCATTATTAAAGTTAATAACCTTTGTACCGCTGAAACCATGTTGAACCTCATTAATTAAATAATCTGCTATCTCCTCCTCAAGTTTAGCGTAAGGAATAGCGCCTTGATAATCAGGATAAGCGTAATACTTCATTCCTACCGTATAAGGCTTCACGTAAAGTATTTCTATTTGCTCATTTGAGAATCCATAAGCAGGTATTCTCTTTGGTGCGTATTTCTTTACGTCTTCCCAATTATCCGAATAATAATAACCTTCTATTTCTCCGTCTTTATTACACTTTTCAGCACGTAATAAATTAACTGGCATATGATACGCCTTTAAAATAGACTTATGGTCTTTAGAATAATGCACTTGAATAGCAAATTGACCGAGCATTTTTCTGTCAACAATCATTTTTTTAATACATTCAGAATTAAAAATTGTCATTAACTGTGCCCACTCATTTGGCTTTTTAGAAGCGTCTAACGCACTTAAACCACGTCCATAAACCAATCTACTTATATTGTTTATAATGGCGTTATTCGTCGTTGAATACGTGTATCTGTCTATTAAATATTGAAAGTAATTATTGTCCTCACCGAACTCAACCCAATTATCTCTTTTAGACTCTTGGATTAATGGCGTTTGGTAAGAACTTAAATTAATTACGTGTATATTGTTATCACTCATAAACTATAAAAGTATTTGCAGTTGTATTTGAAGTATATTGTCCGTTATTAACCGAAAAGGTAACTATCGGTTGGTCAGTGCAGAATATCCTATCTCTATAAACTATATTTGTTCCGTCTTTTACTACTAAATTGTAGAAATGATTTTCAACTAATTCGAATTCTGCTTCTAACGTAGAATAGTAATCTCCTTCCGTAAAAGTCCAGCCTTCAATTAAAATAGTTTCATTCGTTTGGTCATCTGTAATTTCTACTATATCGAAATCAGAACTACGCGGAATAAAGCTAAATATTTGAGGGTCTAAAGTAGTAGTTAAAACTATCATACTTTATTAACTAAAAATAGTTCGATTTGTTTCTAAAACAGAAAACCCCACCGAGTAGGTAGGGTTAACTTGTTTATGTGCTTGGAGAATTAAGAAGTAACGATAGTAGCTCCGTCAAAAATTGCAGCCAATTCAGTTTCGTTTGAACAATCTAAGAAGTTTGCAGGTATTCTTTCCATTGCAGTGAATGTAAGGTTATATCCGTTGAAATCTCCCATTGCAGTTCCTGAAGATACAGTTCCAGCAGTTACATCACAACCTTGCTCAAGTCCTGCTAAGAAGTATTGATGGTCTCTTGTTTCAACAACAATTCTTGGACGTCCGTAAGCTAACAATTTAACGTTCTTGTGTGTAGCTACATCTTGCTTTTTCAACTGTGCAGTTAATACTTGCTCAAAGAATGTAGTTCCGTTGTCTCTTGATGTTTGAATAGTTTGCTCAAAACCATTTGCGCCTTTTAATTCATACTTGTAAAGGTTAATTGCACTCGCGGGAGTCCAAGTTGCTATTACATCAGAATTCGCAGCATTGTCAACGTAAGTAACGTCGTCAATAGATAAATCTCCATAATTAATGAAGTAAATGTTTAGAAGTCCTGAAATCGCGTCTTTACAGGCTTCTAATCTTCCGTTTGCTATGTCGCAGCTCATTTTATTATTTTTTTAATGTTAAACAAAAAAGGGTGGCGTATATTTCACCACCCTCGTTATTATTGTTGTTAGATTATATTCCGTAAGTTACAACGTCAGAAGCAAAACCATATTTAGCATCAGCTGAAAAACGCATGATAACACGTACGTTTTGAGAACCGTCAAGGTCAGCCATATCTAATACTTTAACTTCGTTTTGGTCATTCATCAATCCTGTTGCAAAGTACAAGTTAGATTTTTGAGCAAGTAATGCTGTGTTAGAAGCAAGGCCGGGAGCTAAGAATACTTTAACACCATCAAAATAGATGTCATTCAATACTTGGTTAGTTCCTTTGTTGTCATAACC